TAACTACGCCAAACGACAACAACGAATGGAAGACGAAGAAAAGGAGATTGCAGAGCTTGAAGCCCAACAACGTGGTGAAACTGAATCTAAAGAAGAAGTTACCGAAGAGAAAGAGGCCCATACAGAAGCTAAAGAAGAAACGCTATCTGCAGAAGAAAAATCTTTTAAAAAACGTTATGGTGATTTAAGACGCCATATGGGTGAAAAGGAAAAAGAGTGGAAAGAAAGACTTGAAGCTCTTGAGAATAGGTTAGAGAATACCTCTGTTACTCCACCTAAATCTGATGAAGATATTGCTGAATGGTCAAAGAAATATCCAGATGTTGCAGGTATAGTAGAAACTATTGCTGCTAAAAAAGCACAAGAAATGTTTAGTAAAGCAGAGAAAAGACTTCAAGAAATAGATGAAGTACAAAGCGAAGCTAAACGTATAGAACTAGAAGCAGAGATAAGACAGGAGCATCCTGACTTTGATGAGTTAAAAGCTGCAGATAAGTTTCATAACTGGGCAGAAGAACAACCTAAGTGGGTTCAAGATGCTTTGTATGAAAATGCAGATGATCCTGCTTCTGTAGTAAGAGTTATTGATTTATATAAGATAGATCACAAAATAACTAAAACAGATAAGAAAGCAAATAAAAAAGCTGCTGCTTCTGTTGTTACAAAAAGAACCAAGACATCTGTAGATGCTGATGAAGCTGGAAGTTACATTAAAGAATCTGATGTAGCTAAGATGTCTACTAAAGATTTTGAGAAAAATCAAGATAAAATAAACGAAGCTCTTAGGGCAAATAAGTTTATTTACGATATTTCTGGCACTGCCAGATAAAAGATGTTGACAAATTTAAATTTGTTAATATAACTAAGGTCATAGCAAACAGAGCCTCATTCAGACTACCTCTATGCTAACCTTTAAGAAAGTCTAAACTAACAAGAATCACCTGAGTAAGTACAGGCCCAACTAGTATTGATTGGCGAATCTTTACTAGATTGCACCCTAGAAAATATTCAGCCTCTTTAATGTACGTTTAGCTTTGTAACCCAAAGCCAAATAACAGGAGGATTTATCATGGCTTTTACATCCGCATCGGGTCACGGTAACTTACCTAATGGTAATTTTAGTTCCGTAATTTACTCGAAAAAAGTACAGCTTGCTTTCCGCAAGAGTACTGTTACTGGTGATATCACAAACTCTGATTATTTCGGAGAGATTGCTGCTCAAGGTGATACAGTGAAAATCATCAAAGAACCAGAAATTTCTGTGAGCAGCTATGCTCGTGGAACTACTGTTTCTGCACAAGATCTAGACGATGAGGACTTCTCTCTTGTCATCGACAAAGCAAACTACTTTGCTTTTAAAATTGATGACATCGAAGAAGCACACTCACATGTCAACTTCATGGATCTTGCAACTAACCGTGCAGCTTACCGTTTAGCTGATCAGCATGACCAAGAAGTTCTTGGTTACCTAGCAGGTTTTAAACAGTCATCTCTGCACTCACAAGCAGACACAGCTAATGACCAAGTAAATGGTTCAAAAGCTGTATCTACTGCTGGCTCTAACGAATTGCTTTCAAGCATGCAGTTAAAGAAAGGCGACTTTGGCAATATTACAACTACCTCTGCTGGGGATCACTCAATTCCACTAGCAGCACGTATGCCAGGTGCTACTGCACTTCCAACTGCCACAGCTTCACCATCAATGGTTGTAGCTAGAATGGCTCGTTTGTTGGATCAACAACAAGTTGATACACAAGGACGTTGGATTGTTGTAGACCCAGTGTTCATGGAAATTCTTCGTGATGAAGACTCACGTCTTTTCAACGCAGACTTCGGTGAATCTGGTGGTATGCGTAATGGTCTTGTTTTGAATAACTTTCATGGTTTCCGTGTTTATACTTCAAGCAACTTGCCAGCCGTTGGTACAGGCCCAGGTACAACTGGTTCTGCAAACCAAAACGCCAACTACGGTGTAATCGTAGCTGGACATGATTCTGCTGTCGCAACTGCGGAGCAAATCAATAAAACAGAAACATATCGTGACCCTGACAGCTTTGCTGACATTGTTCGTGGTATGCATCTATATGGCAGAAAGATTCTTCGTCCAGAAGCTCTTGTTAATGCCAAGTATAATGCAGCGTAGGGAGGAATAAACAATGGCTACAGTTTCTTCATTAGTTGTAAGTGCTAGAGGTTCTGGGAACCCTAAAAAGTCTCCATACATGGTGCAAACAACTCTAGACTTTTCAAACTCTGCTATCAACTCATTATCTGCAGGTGACATCGTGCAAGCGATAACTATACCTGCTGATACATGTGTATTGTATGCAGGTGCTGAAATGATTACTACAGTTCAATCTGGCGCTGATGGTAATACCGTAAACTTAGGTTTATCAGACGTAGATCAGTACATAGCTGGTGCAGACATTGATGATGACTCGGCTATCTTGTCATCAGGTGTTGGTTACCTTACTCCTGCATCTACAGCTTCTGTACCTGTTTTACTAGGTGCTGCTGACACGCTTGATCTTGAGCTACAAGCTACATCAACTGCTCCAAACGAAGGCAAGATTCGTATTTTTGCTTTACTTATGGATATAAGTCCAATAGGTAACGAAAATACTGCACATGTTGCCGCAGGTGGTGCTGCTGAAGTAGATCGTGATCTACTAGCATAAAATAACTTTAGGGGCTGCTTTTTAAGTGGCCCCTTTAGAACATCTAAATGATACTTAAAGCTAAAAATAAATTATCTAGTTGGGATATTAAAATATTTAATCTGGATGAAGTATATGCCAGAATGGATGATGCTGCTTTAACAGATAGAAATTTTTTAGCTGCTATTAAAAAATCAATAGATGAAAATGGTATGCTTTGGCCCCCAATAGTTTGGTCACAAAAAACCTTTCTACGTTATGCTGAAGAACAACCATATAGACAAGACCCTACTAAACCTGTAGATGTAGATTTTAAGTATCGTTGTGCTATAGGAAATAATAGGTTTAACTACGCTAAAGAAAATGGGTATAAGCAAATAGAATGTGTTTATGTTCCAACTTGGCAAGATAAAGATGCAGTATTAGAAGTAACTAAAATGGAATACTGCGTAGATTTTTAAGAGGATTTAAAATGGGTATAACAACAGCGATGTGTACAAGTTTTAAAAGTGAGCTTTTGGGTGGAACCCATGATTTAGATACTCATACAATTAAACTTGCACTTATTAAAGCTTCACCATCAGGAACATATAATGCAGCTACTACTAACTATTCAAATGTTACAGGTAACTCTGACGAAGCTAGTGGTACTAATTATTCTGCAGGTGGGCAAAACTTAGACAGTGCCGCCATTTCTACAGACGGTACAACTGCAATAGTAGACTTTGCAGATGAAGTGTTTTCAAACGTAACAACTTCAGCAGATGGTTGTATTATTTACAACTCTTCTGCATCAAACAAAGCAATTTGTGTAATTGACTTTGGTGGTACAGTTAGTGCTACAGCAGGTGATTTAACTATAGAATTTCCAGCAGCAGGTGCAAGTACTGCAGTAATACGTATTGCCTAAGAGGTAAGTTATGGCAGTCGTAGCAGCTTCAGCTAAATACGGTGTTGGTGTATATGGTGCATCTAATTTTGGTGCAGTAAATATATCAAGAACTCTTACTGGAGTTGCAGGTACAGGTGCTATAGAATCAGTTTCTGCTGGTGGTTTTGAAATTGATATATCCGAAAGACTTGGTAGTGTAAGTGCTACAGGCGCAATCGGAACAATATCTCCAAACATAGCACCAAATATAACAGGTGTATCCGCTACAGGTGCAATAAATGCATCATTAGAATTTAGCAATACACATAGACTTGGTGGAGCAGCTTCAACAGGTAGTATAGCTACTGTTGGTGTTGGTGTATCAAAAACACTAACAGGTGTATCAGGTACTGGTGCAGTAGAGTCTGTTTCAGCAGGTGGTTTTGAAATAGACATTAGTGAAAGACTAGCTAGTGTATCTGCAACAGGTGCTATAGGTACAGTACAACCAGTTGTAAGTTTTTCTACTTCACTTACTGGTGTTAGTGGTACATTAGAGCTAGGTAGTATAGAAGCTAAAACTGGTGAAAAATTAGGTAGTGTACAGGGTACAACTTCTTTAGGTACAATTAAAACTCATGTCAGTGAAGCTATAACTTCAGTAAGTGCAACAGGAGATATAGGTTTTGCTAGATCAAATGTAACAGCAATAGTATTTGATTATAATTCAGTAAAACATTTGTACAATAAAAGAAGAACAGTTAATTTACCTGAAAGAGCAGCCTAATGCCTACCAAAGTAATAACTGGTGTAGCATCTACAGGTTCTATTGGAACAGTATCTACAAATGTAGTAAATGGACCAACTAATGGTGCAAGAACAGCTTTAGTTATAGCAGAACTAAGAAAAGTATATATTGCTCGTAAACCTACATCAGCAGATAGAGTTGTTTACGCAAATGAGGATTAATAAATGAGCTTTCGTTGGCCTAGCAAAGACCCAGATGAAACTTTAGATTACAGTGTAGATTGGTCAAGATTTCTTGATACTGCAATTATTACTTCAGTAATATGGTTTGTAAAGTCTTCACTATATAATACTAAAACAAGAATAAATCCTGGGCAAACTTTAACAACAGCTTCAAGTAGTGCAACAACTGATAGTTTACAAAATGTTGCACAAACAAATACAGATACTGTTGCTACTATAAATATTGGTGGTGGACAAAATAATGTTGAGTATACTTTTTTTTGTCAAATGACTGATAATACTGGTAGTACAGCAGAAAGAAGTATTAAAATAAGATTGAAGGAACGGTAAATGGCATACAATTTTCTTGGACTTGTTAATGATGTAAACCGTAGACTTAATGAAGTTGAATTAACTTCTTCAAATTTTCTTAATGCAGTTGGTGCATATAGTATGGTTAAAGATGCTGTTAATGCATCTATTCGTTTTGTTAATCAACATGAGTTTGAGTGGCCTTATAATCATGTTACAGAAGAAGAAACTCTTACTCCAGGTATTGTAAGATATGCATTTCCTGCAGATACTAAAATTTTAAACATGAATAGTTTTAGAATAAAAAGAAATGATACATTAGGTAATGAAAGTAAAAAATTATCTGTATTATCATATGAAGAATATTTAGAAAAATATGTTGATATAGAATATAACACTTCTACAAATTTAAGACAGTTACCAACTTTTGTTTTTAAAGCTCCTAGCACAGAATTTGGTTTAGTTAATCCACCAGATAAAGCTTATGAATTAGTTTATGAATATTATAGATTACCTGTTGATTTAATAAATGCTACAGATGTTCCAACTGTACCTGAACAATTTAGATATGTGCTTGTAAATGGGGCTATGCATTTTGCATATTTATTTAGAGGTGAGTCAACAGAATCAGATATGATGCAATCAAGATTTGAACAAGAAATAAAACAAATGAGAAGTTTGTATATTAATAGATACGATTATCTTAGATCAACTGTAATTAATACTACTGTACAAACAAATACTAGAGTTTCTTAATTTATGCCTACAACTCATCAAACATATCCTGTAGAGTTCAGGGGTGGGCTTATTAGTAATATGAGTCCTTTGCAACAAGGTATTAATTTACCAGGATCTGCAAGAACTCTTAGAAACTTTGAACCTTCTGTTGAAGGTGGTTATCGTAGAATAGAAGGTTATACTAAGTACGACAGTAACTTAATACCACCTTATGGTTCTCCTGTAGTAACTGGTGCGAGTCAAACTGGTACAAGCCTTAATATAGCTAATATAAGAACAACTCCAGTTGCTGCTGATACATTTAAACTCATACATGCTACAGCAAATGTAAATGGTGCTACTAGTAATGCTACTGCACTTGTATTAGATGGTAACTCTGGTACTATTGCTGCAGGTATGACAGTTACAGGTACTGGTATTTCAGGGACAGTAACAGTAGCTTCAGTATCGGATCAAAATAATATTGTACTTTCTGATGCACAAACATTAGCTGATGATACAGCATTAACTTTTAGTAAAGTATATACTATTGCAAGTGGTGGTGTTAGTTTTAATGGTACAAATAATACTGCTACTTTAACTTTAACTTCTAGTCTTCTTACATCACCATTAAATGGAGACTCTTTAGAATTTGTTTCTACTACTAGTAATTATCTAGCTTTAGGTTGTGGTGTATTTTTAGATAGTGTTATTGTTGCTAAAAATAATGACTTATTTAAAACTACAGGTTCAGGTTATACTCTTTTAAATGTACCCTCTTATGGAACTGTTTTAGTAAATGGTGGATCACAAAGTGGTACAAGTCTTGTAGTAGATGGTCTTACGGGTACACCTCAAGCAGGTGATGTATTTAAAGTTGCAGGTATAGATAAAATATACACTGTTACATCTAATGCAAGCGTAAGCTCTGGTGGTGCAACATTAGCAATAGCACCTGCTTTAGCAAGCGCACCTGCAGATAATGCTGCTATAACTTTTTTAAGTACATCAAGAGAAAGTGCTAGTAAAACTAGATTTTCTAGGTACAACTTTGATGGAACAGAAAAGATAGCTATTGTAGATGGTCAAAATGTACCTGCTACATTTACTCAAACAAGCACATTTACAAACCTTATTGATGCACCTTCAGATATAACAGGTGCAAGTTTTGTAGTAAACTTTAAAAATCATTTGTTTTTTGGTAAAAATGATTTACTTACTTTTACTGCACCATATACGGATAATGACTTTACAGTAGCAAATGGTTCTGGTACAATCGGTGTAGGTGCTGATATTACAGGTCTAATAGTATTTAGACAACAATTAATAATATTTACAGAGTCTTCTATATTTTCATTAAATGGTAATACTGTCGGAGATTTTGTTTTACAATCTATTACATTAGATATTGGTTGTACTAACTCAGATACTATACAAGAAGTTGGTGGAGACATAATGTTTCTTGCACCAGATGGTTTGAGGTTATTAAGTGCAACAGAAAGAATAGGTGACTTTGGGTTAGCAGTTGTATCTAAACTAGTACAAAAAGAAGTTACAGATTTTGTAACTAGAAATACTTCTTTTGCTAGTGTTGTTATAAGAGAAAAATCTCAATATAGGATACTTGGTTACAATACTAATATTACTCAAGGTTCTTCAATGGGTATACTTGGAACACAATTTTCAGACCAAGGTGGGGCTGAAATGGCTTGGGGAAATTTAAGGGGTATTAGAGCCTACGTAGCAGACAGTAGATTTTATCAAAATACAGAAACAATAGTATTTGCAAACGATGATGGCTACTTATATAAAATGGAAGATGGTAATAGTTTTGATGGATCAAATATTCAAACTGATTTTTCTACTCCATTTTTACCAATTAGTGATCCAAGAATTAGAAAAACATTTTATAAAATGAATGTATATACTGATGCAAAAGGAAGTGTTGCATTAAACTCAAATTTAAAATTAGATTTTGATAATGAAGGAAGTATACAACCACAACAAATTAGTTTAAGTAATGCAACTTCTGCTGCATCATTTTATGGAAATTCAATTTTTGGTACAGATACTTATGGAAGTAAATTAAAAACACTTTTTGAATCACAAGTAATAGGATCAGGTTTTGTCGTATCTTTACAGTTCACATCTGATAGCACTGATCCACCATTTTCTTTAGATGCTATCACATTAGATTACGGAACAAATACAAGAAGGTAAAAAATTATGGGAACAGGTTACACTAGAAACGATACAGGAAATAACATTGCTGATGGTAATGTTATCAATGCTTCTGACTTAGATGGTGAGTTTGACGCAGTAGAAAATGCGTTTAATTCTTCTTCTGGTCACACACATGATGGCACATCTGCAGAAGGTGCTCCGATAGAAGTACTCGGACCTTCTCAAGATATTGTTATTACGGCAGCACTTTTACGTCCTAAGACAGATAATACTGTAGACTTAGGTACATCATCTTTGATGTATAAAGATGGATTTTTTGATGGTTCAATTACTACTCATGGATTAACAGTTTTTGATGATGAAGGAACAGATGCTACTATTAGATTAGACGGTAACTTTCCCACTGGTTCTAGAAATATAGCATTTGGTTTAACTGCATTAGATAGTTTAGATGGTTCAAGTCCTGGTGGAGATAACATTGCTATAGGTAATGCTGCACTAACTGCACTTACAACAGGTGATCACAACATAGCTATAGGTTCATCTGCAGGTGATGCCTTGACTACTGGTGCTGCTAATGTAGCAATAGGATTTGAAGCTTTATCAACAGAAGATGCTGATGGAAACAACGTAGCTATTGGTTATCGTACATTAAAAACTCAAAATGCAGGAGCAGATGCACACAATATTGCAGTAGGTTATGATGCAGGACTATCAATTACAACAGGTATTCGTAATGTAATAATTGGTGGTATTGCAGGTGACGCTTTAACTGATGCTGATTTTAATGTTGGTATCGGTTATCAGTCACTTACAGGAGATACTAAAGGAAGTAAATCAACTGCTATTGGTTATAGAACACTAGCTAATCAAAACTTTAGCACTTCAACAGACAGTCATAATACTGCAATAGGTAATGATGCAGGACTAAACGTCACAACAGGTGTACAAAATACTTTAATCGGTAGTTTAGCAGGTGATACACTTACAGACGCAGATTCAAATGTAGCTGTAGGCTACAAAGCATTAAGTGCGGATACTTTAGGTAGTAGAAGTGTTGCTATGGGTTATGAAGCATTAGCTACACAAAACTTTACTACAGCTAATAATGTTTATAATGTAGCAATAGGTTACTCAGCAGGTTCTTCAATTACTACTGGTAAAAACAGCGTTTTTATCGGTGGGCTTGCAGGTGATGCTTTAACAACAGGTGATCGTAACGTAGCAATCGGTACTTCTGCTCTAGGTTCAGATACTTTAGGATCTAGAAATGTTGCTATAGGTAATGGTGCACTGACAACACAAAATTTTACAACAGCTACAAATTCTTACAATACTGCTGTAGGTTACGATGCAGGTAATGATATCACAACAGGCATACAGAACACTCTTATCGGTGCACTAGCAGGTGATGCACTCACAGATGCCGATTATAATGTAGCATTAGGATTATCGGCATTAACTGCAGATACTTTAGGTAGTAGGAGTACAGCAATAGGGTATGGCACATTAGCTACACAAAACTTTACTACAGCTACAGATGTATATAATGTAGCAGTTGGGCATCATGCAGGTGCGTCAGTTACGACAGGCACAAGAAATACCCTAATAGGTGGATTATCAGGAGATGCTTTAACAACAGGTGACCGTAATGTAGCTATGGGATATGCTTCTTTATCTAGTGATGACGTAGGTAGAAAATCAGTTGCAATAGGTTATCAAGCATTACAAAATCAAAATTATTCTACTACTACGGAGTCTTTTAATACAGCGGTAGGATATGATGCAGGTCAAGCAGTTACTACAGGTACACAAAATACCTTTATTGGTGGTTTAGCAGGAGATGTTGTTACAACAGGCTCTGAAAATACTGCTTTAGGTCAAGCTGCTTTAGGTTCTGATACTTTAGGCAATAAAACTGTCGCAGTTGGCAATGGTGCTTTAGCAGGTCAAAATTTTACCACTGCTACAGATAGTCACAATACTGCTGTTGGTTATACAGCAGGATTATCACTAACAACAGCACTTAATTGTACTTTTATGGGTAGTGGTGCAGGAGATGCTGTAACTACTGGAAATTTAAATACCTTTGTTGGTGCTTTTGCAGGGTCAGCTACAGACGATGGTTCTAGTAACACAGCAGTAGGTGCATATGCTCTTGATGCAGGTAACTGTGGAGATAATAATACTGCGATTGGTGCAGGTTCTTTAGGAAGTTCATCTTATACAGGTGAAAATAATACTGTTATTGGTAAAGATGCGGGTAATTCACTAACAACAGGCCCTAAAAATGTCATAGTAGGTTCTTTAGCAGGAGATGCAGTTACCACAGGAGAAATGAATGTTGTTATGGGGCATGAAGCTCTATCTGCTGACACACAAGGCGATAAAACAGTTGCAATAGGAACCTCAGCACTTAAAGCGCAAAACTTTTCTACTGATACAATTAGTTATAATACTGCTGTTGGTACATTTGCAGGTACAAAAATTACAACAGGAATTAATAACACACTTATTGGTTTTAATGCAGGAGCAGAAACATTAGATAGTAGTGATAATACTGCTGTTGGAAGACTAGCTTTGGGTTCAGCGGATAGTGGTGGTACAAATACTGCTGTTGGTGTTCAAGCTCTTACAGCTTGTACTGGATATGATAACACTGCGATTGGTTTTTTAACAGCAAGAGCAATAACTTCTGGTCATAACAATATAGCCATAGGTCATGATGCAGGTCTTACTGGAAGTCCAGGAGGTAATGTCACAACTGGTTCAAACGAAATATATATGGGTGATGAAAACATTACCACTTTTAATGCTCAAGTAGATATAACGGCAGCTTCTGATGAACGAGATAAGACAGATTTTACTGCATTAGACTTAGGTTTAGACTTTGTAAAAGCTATGAAACCGTACACCTTTAAGTGGGATAAACGTTCTAAATATGGAGATAAGACAGCAGATGATTATGATTTAGATGCCATAACTTCTGATGGAACTCATAAAGAAGATTGGTTAGATTTAGGTTTTAAAGCACAAGATGTTAAAGCATTAGAAGAAGCTTCTAATTATAAAATTGCAGATAAAACAAATTTAACTGTAAGTGTAAGTGGCGATGGTAAACAGTACGGAATGAGGTACGCTAAATTAGTACCAATTTTAGTCAAAGCTATTCAAGAACAGAACGCACTAATAGAAGCACTCACTTCAAGAGTAGCAACCCTAGAAGGATAAGCATGGACTTAATACAAAGAAACTTTCCTAACGTAGGGGTTATCGAGGGGCAACTTCCAGAAGACGTTGTGGACAACATATGGAAAGTTGTAAACGAGGCAAGAGAACAACCAGAGGACATGAAGCCTGAACTCGCAGGTAACATTAGTAAGTCTATCAGGTTAGACAGTAACTCACCTTTGCTCAAAGAGTTTGTTGATGAGTTACTACCTTCGTTTATACAAAACCACATTGAAGCTTATGGACCACCTTGGCGTGAAACTATGCGTGAGGGTGAGGGTTGGAACTTAGAAAGCCTATGGGTAAACTTCCAAAGGCAACATGAGTTTAATCCACCGCATGACCACAGTGGCGTGTATAGTTTTGTAATATGGATGCAGATACCTACATCCTATGCCGAGCAAAAGAAACTTCCTATTTGTGCTAACTCAAATGCAGATAACCACATATCTAACTTTGCATTTAGCTACACGAATACGTTGGGCAGAGTATCAACTTTTGCCTATAACATGGAAAAAGAAGCAGAGGGTTACATGGTTATGTTTCCATCGACTATGCTTCATCAAGTGTTTCCTTTTTATAATAATGATGGGGAACGTATATCAATTTCAGGCAATATCAACATTGCAAAACTAGAAGGGTAAGTATAATGGCAAGAGATGCAGATCAAATAGCACAAGACCATGCTGCAATGCTTGGTAGTGTGTCAGTAATTAATAGTATTATCGCTACCCACGCTAAAGGCAGTGATGCAAGTGATGGTAGCAAAGAAGATTCTGACGGTAACACAATACCTGCTGATTTCGGACATGATATGACGCATGACGAAAAGAAAGAGCGTGTAGCTCGTAGCAACGGTTACCTAGTTCATATGAAAGCACTAGGTGATTGGGGAAGTGAAAGTTTTACAGAAATAGATAAAGCTATAAGTGCAGCTAATTCTTTTACTGGAAGCTAATTTAACTATTGTAAATGAAAGGAAAATAGCAATGGTAAAAAATAAAAAAACACCTATGACTATAAATAAAAAAGAATACTTTCTTGAAGATTTAACTGATGAACAAAAAGTATTGTTTAATCACGTAGCAGACTTAGATCGTAAGCTATCTAGTGCTAGATTTAACGTAGACCAACTCAGTGTTGGACGTGAAGCTTTTGCTAGTATGCTTGCACAATCTGTAGAAGCAAAGATTGTAGACGAAGATAAAGCTGCATAACTTTATAGGTTACAAATGGAAAACATGAAACTTCCCATAGCTCTAGTTATGGCAATGGCTGTACAGCTTGCAGGTGGTGTTTGGTGGGTATCCCAACAAGCAGCTACTATATCATCACTAGAAGAAAATGTAGCACAGTTTGCTAGTCGTATGGCTGTAGAAGATACAGTAAATCTTAAACGTGATGTACAAGAAAGTAAGTCTGACATACTAGAACTGTGGGAAGACAGTGATGAAATATGGGAAGAAATGGGTGCTATGGTTGCAACATTTAGTTCTGTTAATCAACTCAAACAAAGAATAGCTTTACTTGAAACAGAGTTAAAGTACATGAACCGTGAACATAATAGAATGATATTAAATGACGATGGTATGTAGTAATGGACCCCATCACGATCCTCTCAGGAATAAAGTTAGGTCTAAGCACAGGGCGTAGCGTAGCTGCACTATCTAAAGACATAGGTAAATTTTTTGATGCAACAGATCAAGCCAAAAAACAATTACAGAAAAAAGGTATTTCTAGTAAAAGTGTTAATGCCACTGCACTAGACCGTTGGGCAAAGGTACGTCAAGCAGCCGAAGCTGAATCTGAGTTACAAGAGTGGATTACTCAATCATATGGCAGAAGTAAGTGGTTAGAACTTTTAAAAATACGCAAAGAAGTTCTTCAAGAAAAACGTGAGGCAGAAGCTCAAGCAAGACGTGAGGCTATAGAAAGACAAGAGTTAGCAGTAACCCTAGCAGGTATTTTCTTTCTTATTACAGCCTCTGCTATTGGCTCTACAGCATATCTTCATCATATGGGCTGGCTAAACATATGGGATTATTGGCCTTGGTAATTTATAAATATAAATAGGTAATTATAATGGATAGAACTCAAACACAAACTTATCTAAATAAATTTTGGAACTATAATGGTTCTAACCAATCGGATGAGATACAAGCTTTTCTTGCATCTAATCCAGGTGCAGCTTCTGGTGTTGGGAAAATATCTAATGCATTAAATAAAATGACTCGTGGTAAACCTACAGCTAAATTAAACAAAGGTGGTTATATAAGAGGATATCAACCAGGTGGTTCAGTAAAAAAACCTACTCCCCCTAAAGAACCTACTGTCGTACAAGAGCCACAACCTATAGGACAAAAACCTCCTCAATATGGTTGGGGTTATAATAGAACTGATGGTAGAACATTTGAATACGGTACAGCTTATCAAGTAGGTAAAGGTGATGCTAATACAGATAATCCAGTTACAAAAAGATACCCATTAGGAAATAAAGATGCTATTGCTAATGATGTTAAAAACTGGTTGGCTACAAACAATAAACCCTACGAAGAATGGAAATCAAAAAATCAACAGTATGAGCAAGATAAAGCAAAATATGATCAGTATTTAAAAGATAAAACTAAATATGATCAAGATTTAGTCCAGTATCAACAAGATGTAAATGACTACAATCAGGCAGTAACATTACAAACAGCAGAAAATATAGGTCAAACACAAGGTGCAGCTAGTGATTTAGCTATGAGAGCTTACACAGATCCAGCTTCATTAGTTCAACAACCAGACTTAGCAAAACTTGATCCTAGTGCTGAAGGTACAATTATTGGTTCTGGTGTAGGTCAAATACCAGATTTTACTCTTAATCCTATGGGTTTATCAGTAGGAACTCAACCAGGATATACTGCAACTAAAGCTACAGCAGCAGAGATAGATGCACCAGATCAATTAAAAGCTCAAACTATAGAAGCACAAGGTTCTCAACAAGGAATACAATCTGCCCTACAAGGATTTACAGGAGCACAAGGGCAAATATCTGCACAAAGTCTTGTTAATGCAGCAACTACAGATCCTTCACAAACAGCAGTAGGTAATTTACAGGCTGCTCAAGGCACTGCAACTATGATGCAAAACCCTGTACAAAGGCAGATACAACAGGGAGAAATTGTTTCTGGTGTAGCAGATGCATCAAAAGCTTTAGAATTTATAGGTCAAACACAAGCTGCACAAGCTAGTCCATCTCAACAAGCTATGGTGCAGGAACAGTTATCTGAACTAATGCTAGATTTTCAAGGTGGTAATACACCTGCATGGGCTGCTGGTGCCATAAGAGGAGCCGTAGGTAAAATGGCTCAAAGAGGTTTAGGTGCTTCTAGTATTGCAGGACAGGCTATAGTGCAAGCCGCTATGGAATCTGCACTACCTATTGCACAAGCAGATGCACAAACAATAGCACAATTTGAAATGCAGAACTTGTCAAACCGTCAACAAACTGCTATACTAGCAGCACAACAACGTGCTCAGTTTATAGGGCAAGAGTTTGATCAAGCATTTCAAGCAAGAGTTCAAAATGCTGCTCGTATTTCTGACATAGCAAATATGAATTTTAGTGCAGAACAACAAGTAGCATTAGAAAACAGTCGTGCAGCAAACTCTATGAATATGGCTAACCTAAGTAATAAGCAAGCTATAGTTATGGCAGAAGCTGCTGCTATATCACAATTAGAAATGGCTAACTTGTCGAATGAGCAACAGGCTGCTGTACAAAATGCACAAGCATTTTTAAACATGGATATGGCTAACCTAAACAATAGACAACAAGCTAACATGTTTAAAACACAGTCTATTGTACAATCTATATTTACTGATCAAGCAGCAGAGAATGCAGCTAGACAATTTAATGCTACTAGTCAAATGCAAACAGATCAGTTTATGGAAAATATGAAACAACAAGCAAGCATATTTAATGCTAATTCTTTAAATGCTACAGAGCAATTTAATGCAGGTCAAGAAAATGCATCTAAACAATATAACGAAGGACTGAGAGAGCAGAGAAAACAATTTAATGCTACTAACAGATTAGTTATTGCACAAGCAAATGCTCAGTGGAGACAGAATGTTGCTACTTTAAATACTGCAGAAGAGAACGAAAATAACAGACAATTTGCCAAAGATGTAAATGGACTGACAGAAAAATCTTTAGATGAAGTTTGGCAAAGAGAAAGAGACTTAATGGATATGGCTTTTAGAGGTGAAGAAGGTAGGATGGATAGAATTTTAAGTTTGTTGTTAGCAGATAAAGATCTCCAATCAGCAAGAGAAACAATAGAATATGCAGATAACAAAGCTAAAACACAAACTCTTTTAAGATTGTTTTGGCCTTTTGGAGACTAAAGAAAGAAAGAATAAATTATGATGGAATCAAGAGTAGGTAGCTTTTCTTCTAGGATAAAAGATACAAAATCTAAAGTACAAAAAAGTTCTGGTAGTATCATGTCTAGAGCATCTAAAACTCAAGACATGTTAGATGAACTTGATCAACCTGTTAGTTATTTTACTGATAAAATTTCTGAGTTTGATTTTGGTGATATCTCTTTAAAGAAAATATTAAAAGAAGGAGAATCATTAAGACCTAAAACTAGGGCAGAAGGTGTTGGTGCAGCAGAAATAAATAAATCTTCTACTTGGAAAGAGATGGCAGAAAAAAGTTTAATTAAGTTTGAAGGATTTAAAGGTGAAGCATATTGGGATGTAGATCATTACAGAGTAGGTTACGGTACTGACACTTTATATGATGAAAGTGGTAAGCCTATTGAGGTCACTCAGAATACTGTCGTAAGTAAGGAACAAGCTCTTAAATCACTTAGAAAAAGAATAACAGAAGATTTTGTACCTATTATTAAGAACAGTCTTGGTGACTCTTGGGATGGTTTATCTGATCATGCTAAAGCAGCAACAGTATCTATTACTTATAACTACGGTAGAGTTCCTGAAAGAATAAGAGGTGCGTTAAAGTCTGGAGATAATAATGCAATAGCAAATGCTATTTTAGAATTAGCTGATGATAATGATGGTGTAAATAAAAACCGTAGAATTATGGAAGCAGAACTAGTTAAGTTATCTCAAGCACAAAAGAAAAATAAGTCACTAGTTGAGAGAAGGAAAGACAGATGAGAGAAGAAGCTTTCGACTTTACAGCACCAATTCCTGGGCAGTCTTTAACTAGAGAGCCAGGAAATGCACCTTACGAACAACCACCAGAAATTGCTAGTGCTGAACAAGCATTGATGGGGCATCTAAATTTCTTTAATGATGTCGATGTGTTAGAAGCAGTTGTTGATGCAATAGACTTTGGTTTTGATATTGAAAGTATTGTCGAAGCTTATTTAAGAGCATCTGTTCTAGAAGGTATACATACTATTGATGTTAGTTTAGCAATTAAAAAACCACTGATGGATTTTCTAGCTAAAGTTTTAGATGCTGTAGGTGTAGCATACTCAATGACTGAACAAGATTTACCTGAAGAAATAGATAGAACTTTACTTGATATTGATAAAGAACTTCAGGCTTTAAAGAAAGATGAAACTCCAAGAGAAGTTCTTGTTGAAGAGTTTGGTAATTTAGAACTAAAAGAATTAGAAACAGAAAAACCTATGGAAGAGGATATAGTAGAAGAAGCTCCCAAAGGTTTAATGGCAAGAGGTACGTAATATGAGTTTAGGTTTTTGGGCAGGTGCAAATGCTTTCTTAGAAGAAAAAGAAGCACAAAAAATAAAAAGAGAAGAGTTCTTAATGGAACAACTGGAAAAAACAAAGTCACTTGTTATACCAGAACTTATAGCTAGATTAGATAAGAAGAAAGCAGGACAAGAAGAAAGGAAATCTAGAGTTGCACAAGCACAACTGATGTATAAGTTTAGTCGTAGATCTGCATTAGCATTAGAAAAAACAGGACAGCTAGAGTTTGAGCTTGAGAAACTTTCTAAGATGGATGTATCTGGTAAATATATAGAAGAATTAACAGGGATGATTGAAAATAAATTAGATCCTAAAGATCCAGACTATGATGAGATATTAGCTAAAGCTGTTCAAGCAGGTCTAGATACAAATATGATAACTGATGATGAAAGACTAGAGGGATTGTTAGCTGCTATTCATGCTACTGACAAAGGAGAGTTAGATGAAGCATTAATAGATTTGTTACCTACACAGGAATCTGAAACTTTAAAACCATCTAGAATAAATTATAACCAATTAAAAGGTGCTAAAACAAAAGACACCACTGCTATTCGTGTAAGAAATAATATAGCAGAAAGAATTGCACCAATGTTAAAAGCTACAATCGTTAGACCTGACGGAAATACTGGATTAGAATCTTACAGTTTTAATAGTGCTAAAGCAAATGAAATACTATTAAAGGTAACAGATAGTATAGTAGAGAAATTTGTTCTTCCACAGATTGGACAAGAAGAAGAAGAGCTTATTCGTATGGCTTCTAATATTGTTCAAGACTATTCAAATCTTGTAAAAGAGGATTCTTCTTATGAAGAAGACCCTGAACATTTTGATTTATACTTTGATGAAATTTTTATGGACAGTATAAAAAGTGATCAAGCTAATGCTACAGAGTTGTGGAAACAAAAATTGAATGTGCCAGAAGTAACAACTCATACACATTCTGATGGTACACCACCACATGGTGGACATGATGGTGATGCTCCAGGACATGGTCACACTTCTCCATCACCTGAACAACAAACTGAAGAACAAACTGAAGAACCAGATCCAAATTTTGAACCAGGACTTCCAGAAGAATTACAAGTACCAACAGAATAGGCACACAATAAATGGCTGACTATATAAATAGAGCAGAAGATAGTTATTTTACAGATTTAATTGATGATGAAACTTTTGGTGAAGACCTTAAAAAGTTTTTTACTGGTGGTCGATATAACTATTCTCAAAAAGAAATAGAAGAAAAAGGTGTTGAAGGTCTTGCAAATGATTTTGCAGAACATATGAGATATCAATCTACGAATGAAACAACAGCAGTAAAAGATTTGCTTTACGTTCAAAGAGACTATGAAACGAATGAAAAAATTCCTGAAGCAGTGGGTAGAGATAGAAGAGTAAAAGAAGGTAAGAAAGCTTTCGGTAGATTAATGCAAGCCTACGACATGAGTGCAGGTGGTGGAGATGGATCTATAGGAAGTAAACTAGAAGGTGCAGGAGATTACCTTAAAGCCTTTGTTTCCTCGCCTTCTACACTCCTTACTGTAGGTACACTAGGAACTGGTATCTTTTCTAAGATAGCAGCTAGAGGTGCTTCTAAAGCTACACAGATGTCTATCAGAGCACATATGTCTAAGATGTTATCTGAAGGTGTAAAAGAAGCTGCAGTAAAAGAAAAGTTTAAGAAGACTCTTGGTGCAGGTGCAGCTAAAGGTGCAGGTGCTGCAATAGCTATAGAAGGATCTCTTGGTGGTGGTATGTCGTATGCATCTAATGAAGCAAGGGCAGGAACAATAGATGATTACACCTATACAAAGGGTGATGTAATAATGGATGGCCTTGTATCAGGAGCTTTTGGTGGAGTTATGGGTGGAGCTTTCGGAGCATTAGATGCTAAGAAAGTAAATAACGCTATAGATATTACCATGAGAAATCTTAAAGCTGGTAGTAAAGCAAAAGCTAAAGCAAAACAAGAAGCAGTAGCAACTATTACAAATGCTAAACCATCAGTGATAGACAGTACTTTAGAAGATGTTGTTGATGTAGTTAATGTTGTTAGAGCAAAAAAATTAAAACAAAAATTAGACCCTCTTGATCCAGAGATGGTAAAGATGGGTCAAGATTTAAAGAGAGAAGTTTTAAGTACCAAACGTAACAAGATTCTTGATTCAGGTTTAGATACAGATACTATTAAAAGTATTATGGCTGCTGCTATTGAAATGAAAGGTAAACTAAAAGTTGGTAAAGGACAGAGAATAACTTCAGCAATAGCAGACCAATTAAGAGGAGATGTAGAACCTACAATAACTTCAAAAGAAGCAAATGCAATAAGAGAAAAGTATAATTTATCTGCAGAAGAGTTTTCTTATATATTTTTAGCAGAGCTATCTAAAGCAGGTAAACTTCTTGGGGAAGCAAGCCAAGTAAAAAGAGTATTTAGTAATATAGATGTACTAGCTAATCATGGTATATCTAGTTTAGCTGATAGAGAAGTTGCAGATATTTTTGAAGCTGTTGGTGGTAGAGAACAAGGTTTTAAAAATAAAAATAAAAATGCACCTAGTATTCCTCAAAATGCTTTAAGGTTAGCGCAAGATACAGACGCATTAAGAATTGCATTTATGACCTCTCAAGTAGGTACAACTATTGCTAACGTAACAACACAAGGTTTCAATACTTTTATTGATATATCAGATCAGTTTTGGAAAAACGTGCTACGCAGTACAGTCGGTAACAAAATGCCCGATGGTACTGTAGATAGACGTTGGGTAACTGGTACATTATCTAATTTACGTGGATTAACTATGAACCGTGAAGAAGCAATGGTTCTTAAAGATATGTTAATGGAAGATGCACCGTTTAAATATAGAGATTTATTCTATGAAAATACTCGTGCATTGAATCATATGAATAGTCAAAGTATGATGGCTCGTGCTGGTAGATTAGTAAATAAAGCTAACATTATGACAGATGCAGTATTTAAGCAATCCTATTTATATGCTTCTATAGATAGGCAATTAAGAGAAGTAAATGTACCTGCTGTTTTGGTTAGAAATGAACAGGGTCAAGTAGTAGAAACAAGACCAATAGGTAGAAATTTTTCTGAATTTATTTTAAATGGTAACTCTGTTAGAGATTTACCAGAAAAAGTATTAGACAAAGCAATAGACGATGCAAAAAGATTTACTTTTCAAAGAGACTATAAAAAAGATGTATCCCTCTTTGGTCGTGGTGCTTCTGCAATGCAACAACTACATAGGAAATACCCATTCTTAATTTCTGCAGGTGCGGATATACCGTTCCCAAGATACATAGCAAACCATTTAGAATACATAAATGATTATACTCCTATCGGTATGGTTACTGGTGGTCTAGATAAAATAGATGAATTAACTAAACGTAGTTTGGGTAGTGCTTGGAGTGATGGAATAAAGACAGGTAGAGATAGACTTGCAAGACAGATGACAGGTGTAGGTCTATTATTGGGTGGTATCTATGCAGCAGCAGCTAAACAAGGTGAAATAGATTTTGATAAACTAGAACTTGAAGGTGGTAGAGGTGAATTAGACATGGCTAGGGTTGCTGGTCCTTGGGCAGCTAACCTTTTATTAGGTGATTTAATCTATAGACATGCTACTGATAAACCTATTAACCCTACAACAACAAGTGAAAATATAAGAGAGATAATGGGTGGTGTTCCAGATATAGGAACAGGATCTTTTAATTTAGAGTTTCCTCTTATAAGAGAGTTGGTTAAGTCAGTAGAACGTGGAGAGGCTACAGAAGGTCTTGAAAAAGAATTAGGTAGTATCATGGCTACGTTTACTTACCCTGCAACTATTGCAAGAGATGTCTACGCACAGATAAACTTTGACTCAGCAGGTAATCCTTACACAAGACCAATGCTTCCTGGAGAAGCAGATCAAACAGATATATTTGGGGAAAGAAATTTTATCTCAGATATTATTAATAGTGAGATGTTAAAGAACCAAGCTACTAGATTTCTACTCGATTCTAATATGTTTAGTTACAACCAATCTAGAACACCTGTCTCTGGTAAAACTGGTTACGACTACAAACTGTATAGTATTTTTAATCCTAATGCAGTAGGTAGTTATAATCCTATCACTAAACAATTCGGTATGACACAAGAGCCACCAAGCACTGGTCTACAAAGAGAGATCACACGACTTAATTTAAAAGACTACAAACTGTACACAAATAAAAGTGTTCGTAACAGTAGTCTAGCTTACCAAGTACAATACAATTTATCTCAGAAACTACCTGCTTTATTTGAAGTGTGGAGAAAAGGTATACCACTAGGTGGTAAAAACAATCCTTATGCAGACCTTACCTACGATGAACTAGATGCACTGCCTATAGACCCTAAAGATATAGAATCTTATAAAGCTAAATTTCTTGATGCTTATATTAAAGGGCAAATTAAAAAAGAGGAAGAGGCTGTAAAAGCAGCCTTTGAAGATGCTCTATTAGATCCTAAATTAAAAAAGAGAACTATAGGATATATAAGAAATCAATATGAATTGATAACAGCAAAATTTGGTAAAGTTGATAATGTCATAGATAGAAACCCTGATAAGTTTGACGGTGCTGAAACTGCTAAAGAGTATCTATCTAGAGCTACAGATATTGAGGATGAGATAAACAGACGATTATATATTCTGGACGTGATAGAAGAAGAAGAAGCTGGAGGTATAGGTGAACCGCTTCAGGTAGGAGACTAATCATCTTCTAACATAAAGTCAGCCCAATCGTAAGCTGCTTTCTTTATATCATACATTTGAGATGCCCCTCTACTGTGAACGAGTAACCCAGCAAGTGCTTGACCTGCTAGGTATCTTCTCGCAGTGAGGGGCTTCATTGTTTTTGGGCTTCTCTTAGTCTGTGTAAACTTTCTCGCTTCTTCTGCTAATTTTTTGCTCATGCTCTTTTACTTTTTTTAGGTTGGTAAAGTAGGCTGTATTAAAACCAAACTCCCAACTTCTATTGTTATTAGTATTGGTCGGGTAGGGATTACCCAACTCACCTTTTTTAAAAGCAACCTGACCTTCATTGAAGGGGTTTACTTTCTTTTTGCCTTCATTGCGTCTAGCATTTTGTTTAGATACCATTGTGCCTTCTCCATATCTTCTACAGGGTTAGTCTTATATCTATGTCGGTGTTGATACTTTATCATATTACCATGACAGTATGCTATGAAACCATCTTCACCTAATACTTGCTTTATATAATCAATACACTCTATACCACCATCTAAATTATAGTGGGCAGGTTTATTAACAGGGTCGTACTTCATAGTGTAACTAGCTCCGCTTCAGTGTAAGGAATATGAAAGAAGTATTCTTTTCGTCTAGCATTAGCTAACCATATCTCCTTTGCACACTCTTCAGTAAGTTGGTAGTCTTTGATTCTCCATGCTTGTTTGCAGTCCTGACGTATTACATAAAAGTTACAGTATGTATTGTCAGCTTCTACTTTTTTATATTTATTTATAAGTCGATACTTTCTATACGGTATACGTATCTCTC